TAATTTGTTTTGGAAGTATTGTATATCTTCAATCTCACCAAGATTTGTACCGCCAGGAAGAGTATCGATTTCAGTACCACGACCACCTTCTCTACGTGGTAACCAGAAGTCTTCCATAACGTTGCGATGAATTTTCTCATCTTTGATAGCACCGGTAGTAGGATCATATACAATCTTATTACGATACTTATTCATAGTACTGTTGAGGTATTCCTCAGCCTTACCCTTAGGAAGATTACCTACATCAATATAAAATATACGACGTTCAGGTGCTCTTGATATACGATAGATGACTAGTGAGTCTTCCATCATACTTAATTGGTTTAATGGTTTAAGTGCTTTGTTTAGATAGCCTACAACCTTATTGCGTTCGTCATTAAGAAGACCTGAGTTGACCTGGATAATAGCATCAGGGTGAATCTTTAAACCTTCTGAATTATTAACCATTGCATCATCTTGGTATAGATAATACTCTTCACCTTCTTTTGTAAGCTCAGCTCCAGTCTTAGGATCTTTAACCTTCTCAACCTCTTTGATCTTACGAATTTTAGTCGGATCAATCTGTCTCATTTCTAATATACCAGCATCTGCTTTAGCATCATTAATAATAACATGGAAGAATAGTCTTCCATCTATATACCAACGTCTAAATGTATCATATGCTGTCATAGAGAAGTTAGTTAAGTTAAGAATTCTATCAAACTCTTCCATGATTAGATCTTTAACATTGTCTGCTTGGTCTAAGGCATCTAGATTTAGTTTAACAACAACACCGTTTTCATCTGTAATAGCTTCATTACATATATCTTCAATCGCCATGTCCACTTCAGGATATGCAGATATCGAACGATACTTCATTATTAGATCTTTGTCTGATTGAAATTTATCTCCCTGAATATCCATATACTGACCAAAGTAACCACCAGTAGGGGAAATTTCATATGCGCCGTCCTCATTCTCTGCTGCGAATGATACTGCTTTCTTTTTGTCGTCTATAGCTTTTCTTTTAAAGCTAAATCCAAATAAACTGTTGTCTGCCATTTAATATCCTATTTTCACTCTTTCTTAAATATATTTATAACACTTAAGAAAGAGTGCCTTTCGGCACTCCTTGTATTATATCGATGATTTACGTTGTAGTATCAGACTCCCAATATTGAACTTGTAGTTCAACAGTGAATTCTTCAATAACATTTTCCGCTTCGTACGAAAGTTCAATCGCACCCAATGTAGTTGGAAAACAACCTCTGATATCGTATTTTTTAATACTAGTACCAGCTTTATCAAGTTGTTCAACGACCATGTCAGCCATATAACTATCTGGCTTGATTATACCAGTATTAGAATTATGTCCGTTAATCATGTTCATCCAATCTTCATATGCGTTACGCACATCAAAGTCATTGTCATTAATGACCGTGATTGTCCATGGTTCAAATGTTCTATCACCAGCTATTTGTAACGTACGACCCCTAAATGGAACTGGAATAGGAGCAATAGTACTTGCTGGTAATGATGCCATCTTCGTCATGTAAGATGCCTTCGTTGAGTTGGGCTTTATAATTAAACCAGGGAAGTTCTGTGTGACCTGGAATAAATTAGGTCTAGCACCGCCACCAATCAATTGGCCTTTCATATCATCTACGCCTAAAATAGCCATCTTTAATTACCTCCTGCGATTTCAGAAAACTCTACGCCAGTTCTCGTGGCAATAAAGTTCAATGTTATATAGTTAATCGAACGTGCAGGCTTAACATAAATGTCAGCAACAAACTTATTAGTATCAATAATGTTACCAGTGTTATTGGTTCCATCACAAACTACTTTAAAGTCCGTAATACCTCTACGACCTTTAACGTCTCTTAAAAATGGTTCAACCATGTTTCTGAATTGAGCCCTTGTAAATTCATCATTAAATTCGAATAATGATGCTTTAGATGCTGTACTAACAGCTTTCTCTAATACGATAAACAATCTACGAACGTTAATTCTATCGAACGCTGAAGGTTTAGCTTGTAGAGTTTTGTCACCAAATAACACTGTACCCGAACCAGGGAAAGTTACAATAGGGTTTACACCCGTCTTGTATAAAGCATCTCTCGCTGCTTGGTTAGGATTCCATGCTAGTTTAGTAACGTTACGAACATTACCACGTGTAAAACCTGCCGGTGAGAACCATGCATCAGCAACTAAATCAGCGTTAGCCGTTAGTCCTGCTGTAGATCCCGCCGCACTAATCCAACGATATACATCATTGTATTTGTCATACACATATAAAGAACTTGAATCTGCAAAGCCATAAGACGTTGAAGTTGAACCTGTTCTCCATGCTGCTACTGCTGTTAAAGCCGCAGCTGCTGTTACGTTTACTGTTGCCGCTCTCTCTGGTGAGACAAAGCCAACCGCATCTTTTCTTGCTGCACATAAAGCTGTAATATAATTACTTAGTGTAATATTATCAGCCGCACTCAATGAAGAGTTTGATTGAAACATTAAGCTCATGTCCATTGTTTCTGCATCTGCAAAGTAATCTAACGCTGTAGTAGTTTCACCTACAGTTAATACGTTATCATCAACAGCACCAGTTAATGGTGCAGCAAATGCAGCTACGTTAGTAAATGCATTACTCGTTGCTGATTCACCTGCATCTGTTAAAGCTGCAGCATGATTACCGACATAGATCCATTTAGATCCTGCATTGATTACATCTTTATAGTATAAAGTTGAACCATCAGATCCTTTAACATCACTTGCTTGTGACAAGTAAGTCCAAGATTCAAGAATGCCATTAGCGGTTCCTGTAAGTGCTCCAGTTACATCATAAACAAATACATGGATTTCATCATTAGAACCACCGACCGCGGCCGCTCCTGCTGATGTACCTGCTTTACTTTCTACTTGTGTTGCTTGCCAAGCTGTTAAAGTTTGTGTTGCTGTTGCAACAGATACTCCTACCGCATTACCATAAGCTCCAGGAAAACGGGCTTGTACCCAGTCTCCAGCTGCTGGTGATTGACCGTCAAAGACAGTCTTGTTTTGTGTGAGAATACCAGTACCTGATGCTGTTGCATTAAGTGCCGATGATCCTACAGCTCTGACAACTTTTAAAGAACTGCCATAACTTAAAAATTGCGCTGCCGAAAGAAAAGACTCGAAAGTCTCTGCTCCTGGTTGCCCAAACGTGTCAACCAATTCCGTTTCCGATGATACAGTAATTACCTCATTAACAGGTCCCCAGGCGAACGATCCTGCCATAGCTCCTGATGTAGATGATACTGACGGAACAACATTGGTCAAATCGATTTCTTTTACCTGTACTCCAGGCGAAACTAGATTAGCCATCTAAACTCCTTCATGTTATTAATAAGATTTTCATAATACGTTAAATTCTCAATATACTTATTTATACATATCACGGATTCCATACTTCCCACCCCTTTCCGAACGGATGTTGGCTATCTTCATACTGTGTCATGTTACCAACTGGTATAACTTCGTCTTCTAATTGTTGTACCTTTGCTGCATATAACATACGTTTCATATCAACATCTGTTGATTCAGCAAAGAATGGAGTGGATGTAAACCAACCAAACATAACTAAGTTCATCATAAGGTCATCGTGTGAGTTGTGGTCTGCCGCATATGAGCTTCCTTTAGAAACAAAGGTACTCATTTCCCTTATTGTTTCCTCATCCTTTATTATTAATTTGTTTTGTGCCATGATATCTCTTATGTTAGAACAACCTATACGCTTAGTTTTTTTAGTCATGGTTACACCAATAGAATTAGCTTTAATCATGCTCTCTACGAATACGTTCTCATATTCTAAATCATAGTATAAACCATTACATACAACCTGTCCTGCATCATTACTTTCAATAACAACATAACATTCATTGTAATATGTGGCATACTTATAGATTAAGTCAGGAAACAATAAAGGGCTTATCATGTTATCTCTATAGGTACATACCTGTACAAATGGATTTTGCGATACATCTATAATAGTAAACGTGGAATAGTCTTGCCCTCTTCCTCTAGATACATCCACGAACATCAAATAGTTATGGCCTTCCTCAGGCTGATCCCATATTTTAATATTGTTCATATACTCTGCTGGATTCGTAGCTCTTAATGCTAATAATATATCAGCAGATATTAATGTATTACCTGTACCATGAAATGAATTGCCAAATTCCTGATCAAATTGTAACTGGGATGTATTCTCAATGGTCATTGCTTTCCATTTCTCATCTCTTCCAGGTACATCCCACCAGTCTACACGAGTAGGTGTAAATTCATTTGTTCCTTGTAAGGCACCTTCATATAGTTTATGGTACATATTACCTATGCCATTCGCTG